ACTTGAAGAATATAAGGAAAAATATTCCACATATTGGACTAATAAATTAGGTGGAGGTGATTTTAAATTGACGGAAACATTTTCTCAATACGATGATGAAATTGAAGGGTAACAATATTTTTAACTAATAATATGAACATTAATGTCAACCTTACTTGTTGATGGTGACAATTTACTTACAATTGGTTTCTACGGTGTTAAAAATTACTTCTACAAGGGTCAACACATTGGAGGTATCTATCATTTTCTTAATACACTTAGAAAATCTTTTGAGACATATAATTTAGAAAAGATAGTCGTTTTTTGGGATGGTGAAGATGGTGCAATTCAACGTAAACGTATATACGAAGGGTATAAAGAAAACAGAAAGTCTAGATTAAGATCAGAAGAGGAAATAAGTTCATACAATTATCAAAGAAACAGAATAAAACAATATCTTGAAGAGATATATGTTAGACAGGGTCAGTATGATTTTTGTGAAACTGATGACTGTATTGCTTATTATACTCAAAATTCACCCAAAGAAAAAAAGATTATTTATTCTTCAGACGGAGATTTAACTCAATTGGTTTCCGATAGTACAATAATTTACAATCCGGGTCACGGTAAATTATACAAAGAGAATGACACTATTCTTTACTTGAAAGAGGAGATCCACATTAAAAATGTAAAGATCGCTAAAATACTATGTGGAGATTCGTCCGATAATGTTTTTGGTATCAGAAATTTTGGAATTAAAAAATTAATATCTATATTTCCTGAGATCAAACACATACCAGTTACAATAGAAGAAATTAGAGAAAAAACTAATATTCTTTTTGAAAATGATAAGAATAATAAAACAATATTAAACTTATTAGGTGGGGTAACTAAAAAAGGTATTTTAGAAGAAGAGTTCTACGAATTAAATACCAAAGTAGTTAGTTTAGATCAACCATTTTTAACCGAAGAAGCAATAGAAGACATACAATCGTTAATTGATGGAACATTAGATCCTGAAGGTAGATCATATAAAAATACCATAAAAATGATGATGGAAGATGGTCTATTTCAGGTATTACCAAAAAGAGACGATGCGTGGACAATATTTTTCAATCCTTTCCTAAGATTAACCAGAAAAGAAAAAAATAAAAGAATAATCAAAATCAAAAATCATGACTAACAATCAAGAAATCACAAAATTTGAGTTTTTAATGACATTAGGTAAAAACATTATCTGTCAAAGGTACTTTAACGTAAAAGATCATAATCCGAAGGCAATGAGATCAATGGATTTACATTATTATGTAAAAGAAATTTCAGATAAAATTTCTGAAGATTTAAAAATAAAAAGTTCCGATTATCTATGTGAAAATCAAAATTATTTTTTGAATTCCGATAATGTGGAAGATATCAATGAGAAGCTAGAAGAATATTTTTTAATCCAAATTAAGCTCGGTGACGATGTATTTATTCAAAGAATGTTTCCGGCTCACTACTATCATCCAAAGGTTAGGTACACGGTTGATATTAGACCAAGACTAAAAGTAATTTTGTCAGATTTGACTGAAATTCTGTCAATGTCTCAACCAGAAACAACTTATTTACAATACGAACTTTAATAAAAAACTATTATGAAGGAAAAAAATTTTGGACATCTAGGGTCATCGTTTCAACAATCGTTAATAAAAGCAATTATAGAAGATAAAAAATATGGAGATACAATTATTGATGTTATAGAAAGTAAGTATTTTGATAATAATTCTTTTAAGTATATCATGGAAAATTTAAAAGAATTACATAGAACTTATAGTAAAATACCTAATTACAATACTTTGGCCCAAAAAATAATGGGTGAACACACAAATAAAGATAATGGTAAAATTCATATCGACACATTAGAAAATATTAAAAACAGTACCGAAGATGATATAATGTATGTGAAAGATACCGCACTTAATTTTTGTAAACAACAGAATTTAAAAAGAGAATTAAAAACGGTAACAAACATTATTGAGAATGGTAATTTTGAGGAATATTCAAAAATCGAACATATCATTCAAAAGGCATTACAAGTTGGTATAACCAATGATGATGTTGAAGATGTTTTGGATAACATTGAAGATGCTCTTAAAAAAGACTATAGACATCCAATTCCAACCGGTATTCATGGTATCGATAATTTATTGAAAGGTGGTTTAGGTAGAGGTGAACTTGGAGTTGTTTTAGCACCAACAGGTACAGGTAAAACAACAATACTTACGAAAATATCTAACACTGCATATATATACGGTTTCAATGTTCTTCAAATAGTTTTCGAAGATAATGTAAATAACATTAAAAGAAAACACTATACTATTTGGACAGGTATTGCACCTGATGATCAACCGGATAATGAAAAAGAAGTTATTGAAAAAATTAATGAGGTTAATGAAAATACCAAAGGTCAAATTAAAATATTAAAACTACCGAGTGATAATATTACAATAGGTGAAATAAAATCTAAAATAAGAAAGTTCAAATCTGAAGGTTTTAATATTGATTTATTGGTTATTGATTATGTTGATTGTATCTCACCTGAAAGATCTGCAAATGGGGAAGAATGGAAAGGAGAAGGTTCTATAATGAGAAGTTTAGAAGCCATGACTACAGAATTCGATATTGTTATTTGGACCGCCACTCAAGGTAATAGGGGATCGATATCATCTGAAGTAGTAACAACAGATCAAATGGGTGGATCAATTAAAAAGGCTCAGATAGGTCACGTTATCATTTCAATAGGTAAAACATTAGAACAAAAGGAACATAATTTAGCAACATTAACATTACTTAAATCTCGTATAGGTAAAGATGGTGTTGTGTTCCAAAACTGTAAATTCGATAATCAATTCTTACTTATCGATACAGAGTCTCAGAATACACTTTTGGGTCATGAAGAACAAAAGGTACAGAACAATCAAAATAGAGCCAAAGAAGCCTTTTTGAAGAGACAGGAGATGGTTAAAAAATAATAATAAACAAAACATAAATTAAAAACAGAGATGCAAAAAGGTAAAAAATTTTTGAGTGATTTGAAATTACACTCCGATTATTTTAAATGGTTGGAAGACAAAGAAAGGTATGAAACATGGGAAGACGCGTGTGAAGACATAATGAATGGTCATAAAAAGAAATACAAAAAGTATTATGACGAGTTATTACCATACTTAAATTCGGCATTGGAAAGTATGAAAGATCAGATGGTTTTGGCGTCACAAAGGAATTTACAATATAGACACGAACAAATAATGAAACATAATACAAGAATGTTTAATTGTACTTCTGGTCACATTGCTAGAAACAGGGTCTTTCAAGAAATTTTTTATTTAGCGTTATCTGGTTGTGGTTTTGGTGGTGGTTTATTGATACCATTTGTTAAGAATTTAAGTAGAATTCAAAAAAGACTAAATGGTACTAAAACATATGTCGTTTCTGATAGTATTGAAGGATGGTCAGATGCTTTAGGTGTATTAATGTCTTCTTATTTTGTTGATAAACAACCTTTCCCTGAATTTGCAGGATACGAAGTAAAATTTGATTACTCACAAATTAGAGAAAAAGGATCATTCATTAGTGGAGGATTTAAGGCTCCTGGGCCTGAAGGATTGAAACAATCTTTGGAAAAGATTGAACAATTAATAGAAAGATGGATAGAAAAAGAAGGAAATGAAATAAGACCGATTTTAGCTTTCGATATTATTTGTCATTCCGCAGATGCTGTGTTATCTGGTGGTGTTCGTCGTTCCGCTTTAAATATGATTGTGGATCCAAATGATAATGAAATGATTCATGCTAAAACAGGTAATTGGAGAATAGAAAATCCACAAAGAGGTAGAAGTAATAACTCTGTATTATTATTGAGAAGTGAGGTTAAAAGAGAACAATTTGAATACTTAGTTAAATTGAATGATGGTGCAAATGATATTGGATTTGTTTTCGCAAACAGTTGGTTTGATATGTTTAATCCTTGTTTTGAAATTTTGAAAATACCTGTATTAATGAATGTAGATTTTTCAAAAATACATTATGATGATATTGAAGAATTTACAAGAATCAATAATGATAAGTTTGGTATTCAAGGTTGTAATTTAACAGAAATAAATGCAGAAAAATGTACAACAAAAGAGAAATTCCTTAAAGGATGTAGGGACGCATCCATATTGGGTACATTACAAGCAGGTTATACTAATTTTCCTTATTTAGGTGAAACAAGTAGAAAGATATTTGAAAGAGAAGCATTGTTAGGTGTTAGTATTACTGGATGGATGAATAATCCTAAATTATTTAATGCTGAATTACTTAAAGAAGGTGCTGAAATTGTAAAGAAAACAAATAAGGAAGTTTCACAGATTATTGAAATTAATCAAGCGGCGAGAACAACATGTGTTAAACCATCGGGAAATGCTTCTGTTGTTTTAGGTACTGCTAGCGGTATTCACCCTGAACACTCTGAAAAATATTTCAGAATCATGCAATTGAATAAAGAAAGTAACACTGCAAAATGGTTACAAGATAATATGTCTTTCTTACTTGAAGAAAGTGTATGGTCATCTACTAAAAGTGATTACGTTGTATTCGTACCAGTTGAAAATCCAAAACAAGGTTTATTCAAGAAAGATATGAAAGGTATTAAACACCTTGAATTAATTAAATTGGTTCAACAGAATTGGGTTAATGAGGGGACTAATCCTGAATTATGTACATATAGTCCTGTTAACCATAATACAAGTTGTACTGTTATCATTGACGATAAAGATACAATTGTTGAATATATTTGGAATGAAAGAGATTATTTCACCGCAGTTAGTTTTATGTCAGATTATGGTGATAAGGATTTTAACCAAGCACCATTTACTTCGGTATTAAATTTAGAAGAAATTGTATCTGAATATGGTAAAGGTTCCATATTGGCATCCGGATTAGTTATTGATGGTTTACATTATTTTGAGAATAACTTATGGTTAGCTTGTGATACTTT